GAAAAATGATGTACACTTGCATATTGATGCAGATGAGGATGTTCGTAGAGAACTAGGCCAATTCTTTACATTTGAAGTGCCTGGTTTTAAGTTTATGCCTCAGTATAGAGCAAGACAATGGGACGGAAAGATTAGATTATTTTCATATCAAACAGGTCAAATCTATGTTGGCCTTTATCCATATATATTAAAATGGTGTGAAGATAACAATGTTCATGTTGTTGACGGTTCTAAAATAGAAGAAACTAAAGTTGACGATAGTAAAGTTGACAAGTTTATTGAAGCACTAAAAATACCCTTTGAAGTAAGGGACTACCAAAAGGAGGCATTTACTTATGCTGTTAGAAAAAATAGATGTTTATTACTTTCACCCACCGCTAGTGGAAAATCTCTTATTGTCTATTTGCTTGTTAGGTTTAACATTCTTAGGTTAAAAGAAAAGAAGAAAAAGATATTAATTATTGTACCAACTACATCATTGGTAGAACAATTATTTAAAGACTTTAAAGATTATGGGTGGTCGCCTGAAAGAAATGTACATAGAATATATCAAGGCCACGATAAAGAAACAAATAAACCTGTAATCATATCAACCTGGCAATCAATTTATAATCAACCAAAGAAATGGTTTAAAGACTTTGGTATGATAATCGGTGACGAAGCTCACTTATTCAAAGCTGTTTCACTTACTAAAATATTAACGAAATTAGAAAAATGCCCATACAGAATAGGTCTAACAGGTACTTTAGACGGTTCCAAAACGCACAAATTAGTGCTAGAAGGACTGTTTGGTACAGTCAACAAAGTCGTATCAACGACAGAATTGCAAGAGAAGAAGCAATTAGCGAACTTAAAGATTTACTGTCTTATATTAAAACACGGAACAATAGAGTGTAAACATGTAAGCGGTATGAGTTACCAAGAAGAAATGGATTTTATTGTACAATCAGATAAAAGAAACAAGTATATTAGAAACTTGGCCGCTGGTTTACAAGGCAATTCATTAGTGTTATTTCAATATGTAGAAAAACACGGTAAAGATTTATACGAAAGTATAAAACAAAAGGCAACCGACAAACAGGTCTTTTATGTCTATGGTGGAGTAGAAACAGATGAAAGGGAAAAGATTAGAGAAATTACAGAAAAGTCCGATAACGCTATTATCGTTGCGTCTTACGGTACATTTTCTACTGGCATTAACATTCGTAACTTACACAATATTATTTTTGCAAGTCCTTCAAAGTCTAGGATTAGAAACTTGCAATCTATTGGCCGTGGGTTGCGATTAAAAGATAACAATAGTCACGCAACTTTATATGATGTATCAGATGATTTGACTTACAATGACAAAGAAAACTATACATTAGCTCATTTCCGAGAAAGGATAAATATTTACAATGAAGAAGATTTTGATTATGAAATCCATAATGTGGAGTTAAACAATGCACCAAATAACGGATAACATAAAAATAATAAAGTTAGTTAATGGTGATGACATTGTATGTCATTTGCCTACTGGTGATACACAACTTCCTGAGAATGGTCCTTTACTTAGATTAGTCAAACCATTACAGATTAAATATATTCCACAGTTTACACCTGATGGTTTTAAAGATTATATTGCCTTAACAAAATGGGCGGCCTACACAGGTGACCAAGTTATAACAATTCCTAAAGATAAAATTATGACGGTGACCAACGCTACTGCCGAAATGAGTAGAAGTTGGGTGCAACTTTCTCAGAATTATCATATCAATCCAGTGAGAAAGGCGGACCAATCCGAAAGAATAAAAATTAGTAATTCCGATAATGAAAAAATAAATGAAATATTTGATAGTTTTAATGATGATGAAGATGATGAACCTACATTACACTAGGAGGAGTTACCCTTATCAAAGGCGGACACCGCTATTGTACACAAATTGGCAAGTATGTCAAGCCTGGAATAAAAACAATCCAGCATTGACAAAAATTAAATAATACTGTATAGTGAGGATATTATGAGTGCAAAAAAAGAACATTATGTAAATAACAAGGATTTCTTGGCTGCAATGACGGCCTATAGAAATTCTGTATTAGAGGCGAAGAAAGCTGGCAAACAGAAACCACCTGTCACTGATTATATCGGTGAGTGTTTTCTAAAGATTGCCAACCATCTATCGTATAGACCTAACTTTATTAATTACACCTTTAGAGATGATATGATTTCTGATGGTATTGAAAATTGTCTTCAATACTTAGATAACTTTAATCCTGAAACATCAAACAATCCGTTTGCTTACTTTACGCAAATTATCTATTATGCGTTTATTCGTAGAATTCAAAAAGAAAAGAAACAAATGACGATTAAACAAAGAATGATACAAGAAGCAAATTATGATGATATGACATTACAACCAGGAGAAGATAGAGAATTCAAAAATCAGTTTACTGAGTTTCTTCAAAAGAATACTGTAATAGAGGAACCTACCAAATCAAAAGATAAGAAAACTAAAACTAAAAGGAAAAAGTAAGTGAAGATTGCGTTATTAAACGACACACATTTTGGTGTCCGTAACGATAGTCCTGCATTTATGGAATATCAGAACAAGTTTTATAATGACTTGTTTTTTCCATATTTGATAGAGAATAATATCAAAACATTAGTACACCTAGGAGATGTAGTTGATAGACGAAAGTTTATTAACCATAATACAGCTCACAATTTTAAAAAGGTGTTTTGGAATAGATTAGAAGAACTTGATATTGATACACATATCATTATTGGTAACCACGATACTTACTATAAAAATACAAATGAAGTAAATGCTATGCAAAACTTAAATTTAAGTAAGAATTGCAAAGTATATTTGACAGCAACAGAAACAGAATTTGATGGTTGCAACATACTATTCTTACCTTGGATATGTGATGATAATTATGATGACAGCATTCACGCTATTGACCATTCAACATCTACTATTGCAATGGGTCATTTAGAAGTAAAAGGTTTTGAAATGCACGCTGGCCATATTAATGAACACGGTTTAGATAAAGACCAGTTTATTAAATTTGAAAAAGTATTGTCTGGTCATTTTCATAAAAAATCAGATGACGGCCGTATTTTTTACTTAGGCACACAATACGAAATGACTTGGTCAGATTATAGATGCCAAAAAGGATTTCATGTATTTGATACAGATACAAGAGAGATTGAAAGAGTTGTAAATCCTTTAACTATGTTTGAGAAGATTATTTACAACGACAAAGAAACAGATTACGACAAGTTAGATTTAACACCATATAGTAATAAACACATTAAATTATTTGTATCTAATAAAACAAATGAAGATATGTACAATCATTTAGTTGATAGATTATTTAATAAGATTAATGTACACGAATTAAATGTCATTGAAGATAGTATGGATTTAAATACTACTGTAAGAGGTGATATATTAGAACAAGGTGAAGATACTCTTACATTTTTAAGAAACTATATTGACCAAATTGAAACAGATGTAGATAAAAATAAGTTAAAAGAATTTGCAAAAGAATTATATGTTGAGGCTAGTGAATGATAGTATTTAAAAAGTTAAAATATAAAAACTTTTTATCAACTGGTAATGTGCCTATTGAAATTGAGTTAAACAAATCACAAACAACTTTGATTGTTGGTACTAATGGTAGTGGTAAATCAACACTATTAGATGCCTTGTGTTTTGTTTTATTTAACAAACCATTTAGAATTATTAAGAAAGAACAAATGATAAACACCATTAATAATGGTGATTGTGTTGTAGAAGTAGAGTTTGATGTTGGTACTAATCAATATAAGATTATAAGAGGTATCAAACCAAATCTATTTGAGATATACAAGAATGGTGATATGATTAATCAGGACGCCAGTAATGTTGACTATCAAAAATACTTAGAAGCCAACATTATGAAACTAAATTACCGTTCATTTATTCAGGTGGTACTATTAGGGTCCTCATCTTACGAGCCATTTATGAAGATGAAACCACGATACAGACGAGAAGTGGTAGAAGAAATCTTAGACATAAGAGTTTTTGGCCTAATGGACTTGATTTTGCGTTCTCAACAGTCAGACCTTCAAAAAAAGTTAACGGAGGTGCGTCACCAGTGCGACCTAATTAAGACCAAGTATGAAACTGAAGCAAAGTATCTAAAGACACTGGAGGCTAAAGGAACAGACAACCAGAAGGCACAACAGAATAAACTAGAAGAATATAACAAAAAATCAATAGAATTTGAAACAAAACTACAAGAATTGAATGAACAGATAGCAGTATCACAAAACAACCTATCTGGCCAAGATAAAACAGTTGGTAAGTTAAAAGAATTGCAAAAGATAGAAACAAAGATTGAAACTAATCTATCATCACATAAGAAGACTTTAAATTTCTTTAAAGATAATGATACTTGTCCTACTTGTACACAACCTATTGATGAACATTTTAAAGGAGAAAAATGCAAGTCCGAAGAAAACACTATTTCAAAGTTAGAAACGGGGTTGTCAGACTTATTAGAAGCAATCTCAAATCAGGAAGAGAAAGTAACAGCCTTCTCAAAAATATCAAACAAGATAAACGAAATGAATGTGGAGATTGCAAAGATTAATTCTTCACTTGAAGGCATAACATCACACAGTAAACAGATTGAATTAGAATTGAAACAGGCCTCTGGTAAAGATGAAGACATAGAAAGTATTAAAAAATCATTAGAAGATATGTCGGCTGAATTAGGTCTGGCAGAAAGTCATTTAACAGATGTACAAGAAGAAAAATCATATGTAGATATATTAAGAGAAATCTTAAACGACAAAGGTGCAAAGGCACAGATTATTCGTAAGTATGTACCTATTATGAATACTTTAATTAATAAGTATTTACAACAGATGGACTTCTTTGTATCGTTTCACTTAGATGAAGAATTTAACGAAACAGTAAAAAGTAGATTTAGAGATACCTTTAACTATAATAATTTTAGTGAAGGTGAAAAAATGAGAATAGATTTAGCCTTGTTATTTACATGGCGAGATATTGCTAGAATGAAAAACAGTACAAATACCAACTTATTAATACTTGACGAAATCTTTGATAGTAGTTTAGATAATTCTGGCACAGATGATTTCTTTAAAATCATTAAGAACCTATCAAAAGAAAATATCTTTATTATATCACACAAAGGTGATATTTTATTTGATAAGTTTACCAATATTATTAAGTATGAGAAAGTACAAAACTTTACGAGGTTACAGAATGTCTAAGGAACTTAAACTAATACCACCTACGGATCCAAGAGTGCTTTCTATGATTGCACCTTTTACAGATGAGGCGTTGAAAGAAAACGACTTCAAAGATAGAACAGAATTAACAGATGCTATGTTTATGGCAATGAAAAGATATGGTGGTTTAGGTCTATCAGCCAATCAAGTAGGTTTACCATACAGAATGTTTGTTGCAGGTGGTCATC